CAACGGCTGCACAATGTCCGCCACAGTTTCTGTTTTAATTTCTTCCTGTGTTGCGGCTTCCCGGACTGGTAACGCAGCACCTGCTGGCTGAGGAAAGGCCTTACCATCACTTTCCGTTACCAGCGCGGCTTTCGGCTCTGCTGGTAAATTATCGCCCGGCATGCAGTAACGAAATTTACCGTTCTGATTAACGCGTGCCAGCCGCCCCGTTGCGGTTACCACCGCCAGCGTGGAGGCAACCTTGCGAGTACTGACGCCGAACTTACCCGCCAGTTCCTCACACGTTTTAGCACCATCCTGACCGATAAACTCAATCATCATGTCTGCGGTAACTTTTTGTTCGACCTCCCCGGTCAGCATATCCTGTGCTTCAGATTTTACTGGCCGCTCTTCGGTTACCCGGGATTCACCTTCGCCAGCCAGAAACCAGGTGTGACCAGTTTTATCAACGACGCCATTTCTTTTGAGTTCCCACAGCTCGTTGAGAACCTCTTCACGACTGATATCAAGTCGCGCGGCCAGTTCTACCGATGTGGCTTTTCCCATTGCTTTCAGTGCGTCAAATACGGTTTCCATTAAAATTTCCTCCGACAAAATCGTTTCTCAGATTCAAATAAAACCAGCTGCCTTCCGGCGTTCGTATTCCTGTTTCAGCCGTTCAATTGGCGTTGGCCCTTGCGGGTGTTTCGCCCCTTCCAGTTGTCGTCGCACTGGCGGAACACTCATCCCGTTACCAACATGCTTTGCCCATTTCGTCAGTTGCCGTTCCGCAAGTCGTTTTAACTCACCCTGCGTCATCTGGCGCTCAATCCCTCTGGTACGCATTTCGAGGCAGATGTGGTACAGCACAGGCTGAGGCCACGGATATTTGTCGCTTCCGTCATATCGCCAGGACTCATCACGCCAGCGGCGGTACTCCTCCATCACAGCATCCACCGTCAGGCCAAATGGATTGGCCCCGCTTTCTGAAATCAGCGCCACAAACTCAGCCAGGTCCGGAGGCCATGTTTCACCCGCCCGGCAGCGGTCCATGCACTGGCGGCAGACCTGTCGGATTTGCTGCTCAGTCATCGCGCCAATCTGTGCAATCCAGAGCTTCGAAGGTGCGGCCCCGTTCTTCTGGGTCCAGCGGTTCGAATAAACCTCCCCCATGAGTTCCCACAGCTTCCAGACTGTTTCCGTCGCTGATAAATCCGTTTTCACGTTCCCACTGCTCACGTGCTGCCCGAATTTCCTGAACTGCCCGTGATGCGGTGCCACCTGGTGCTGCTGCATGGTTTACCCCCTTGCTGACTGGTTTAACCTGCGCCCTGACGTGATTTACGTGACGGGCGAATTTCTGCTCCCACTGAATCTGCGTAAACACTTTCCCCTCCGCTGCCCAGTAGTCCCGGAAGGCGGCAAGTTCAGCAGGTGTAAATTCTGTCTCCGGCAAAGCCATCCCCCACAACGCAGCCCGTCGTCGAAAATCCCGTGACGGATACCAGCTATCGGTCATCGGAAATTTTCCGATGGGTTCGCTCAGGCCATCCAGGAATACAAGGGGTGCTGCCTGTAACGACAAAACTTCCTGCTCACTGGTCGGAGCACTCTCGCGTGCGTTATGTGTGGGGTTTAGATCTTTGGGTTCCTTTGGGTTCCGTGATCCGTTTTTGGGTGTCTTTGATGGAAAATTTGGGTGTCTTTGGTTATTTTCCATGCAGCTAAGAGTTCCATTTTTGGGTCTGTTTTGTGCTGAAACATAACCATTTTCGGTACTGTTTTTATTAACAGCACCAATTTTACCCACCTTTAAAGACTCCCGTTTTTGGGTGTATTCAGGCTCGGCAACACTTTCTTCTACACCGATAAGTCGGTACACCACAATTTGCTTTGTTCTGCCTTTTCTCTCACCGGTATCAACAATTAACCCAATCTCCATCAGGTGTCGTAAGCTGTCCTGCACAGTCTTTTTGTTTAGTTCCGTTACTTCTGCCAGTGCAGATACAGACGGGTATGCACACAAATCGGCACCGCACATATCAGCAAGCCAGGTCAATACAGACTTACTGGATGAACTGCCGGTTTTCACCTTTTTAGCCCATCGTAGTGCATCGATACTCATACAAACCCCTGGCAGACATTTGTTTATCTGCAAAGTAATATTGATATTGCTGACGATACGCATGCTTGAAAGCAATAGCTTTTTCTATAAGCTCGTCAGTCTCACGTTCCACAACAGCTGGATCCGCAAAAAGCAACCCGGACTCCACCACATCGCCATATTCTTTGTTTAATCCGGCGATCATGTACGTAATGCTTTTTCCATCACTGATCTCACGATACAACCTGAAATCACTAATTCGGATAGCCTCCATAATTGCCGGAATCAGCGCCGTGAATTTTTTCCGCTTATCCCTGGTGTCGATAGCTTTCCAGCGTTCGAATATCTTCACCCGGTTAACGCCCAGCGCCCGTTGATCAACCTCGCCATCATTAAACGTGACGCGTTGAACATCGATGTTCGGGCGTTCTTTCAGAGCCCAGAATGCTTCCGTGATTAATATCGTCGCTTGCTCCTGTGTCATTCCTGGTCGACATACCCAGGCATCCAGAGCCTCACAAACCTGTTCAGGGGTGATTTTCATTGTTCAACCGCCCCGCCCGCTTTGCCTTACGATATTCGTCATAAACTTTGGGGTCGTACTGAAGTTCCCCGCCGGATGCCTCCTGTAGACGCATCGCGCGACCTTCAGGAACCAGTTTCCCCCATGCAGCAACGCTTGCCAGCCTAACTCCTGCGGCATTGGCAAGCTTTGTTTTGCTGCCAAAAAACGCTATAGCATCAATTTTCAACATATCGAACTCCTTAGATTTTCCTAAGGAAACTAGATCGTAGAGAAACCTAAGTCAAGAAAAATTAGAATTACCTAATATGAAAAACGAAACCTTCGGTGCTCGCCTCTTATACAGGCGTAAAAAATTAAAACTGTCTCAGGCCGCATTAGGTAAGCTGGTCAAAGTGGCTCACGTAACAATTTCTCAATGGGAAAGAGATGAAACACAGCCAGCGGGGAAGAGATTATTCGCACTGAGCCAGGCGCTTCAGTGCTCGCCGACTTGGCTTCTTTTTGGAGATGAAGATAAGCAACCAGGCGAACCGATCCCAGATAATCAGCCAGTTAATCTGACAGAAGATCAAAAAGAGTTGCTTCAACTGTTCGACGCACTGCCTGAGTCAGAGCAAAAGGCTCTGTTGTCAGAGATGCGTGCTCGAGTTGAGAATTTCAACAAACTTTTTGAAGAACTACTCAAAGCTCGCAAAAGAAGCGCAAATAAATAACCCCCCCTTTTTTTTCGCCACTCTCTGTAATAAAAAGCACAAACTTTCAAATGATTGTGTTTTTTACATCAAAAAAACTTAGGTTTTTCTACACAAAAAGCTTGACCACAATTCTTAGATTATTCTAAATTCTACTCATCAAGACACCGCACGGTGTTCTCAGCAAACAGTTCCGCTACCCTGGCGTTAAGGGGAAATGAGGTCAGCATGGATACTATCGATCTTGGCAACAACGAATCTCTGGTATGCGGCGTGTTTCCCAACCAGGACGGCACGTTTACCGCGATGACGTATACCAGAAGCAAAACGTTTAAAACTGAAGCTGGCGCGCGTCGCTGGTTAACCAGAAACACTGACTGATGAGGTTGACGATGGAATTTAAAGATTTACCAGTACCATTCCAGGAAATGGCAGCGAATATAGTTCGTTCCCAACTGGCGACTCTTGACCTGAGTACCGTAGAAAAAGAAACCATCGATACTATATCCGGTAACGTTCGTCGTGCCTTTATCGGTCTGTGCGAAGAGAAGCAGCTCTCTGATAACCAGGATTTACATGAAAAATACTTCCTGGAATTAATGGACATCATTAATAAAGGATTTGGCTTGTTAATGAAAAAGAAAGGGATTCGAATAGCTCCCCTTGAAAATCATTTTACAGCAAGCAGTATTAATTCCTGTGATTTAAAGCATCACACATCCGATGGGAAAGTTGAATCAAACAACAAAATATCAATTAATCATTAATTTATTCACAGGTGAGGTAGAGTGCGTGCGCCGGACACGGATAAGAATCCGGCACTGACAGTTTACTGAAAAGGATATATCCCTGAAAAGTCAGGGCATAACGCGAAAGCGCACGGCGAAGTTCGTCTCTCTGTAGGTAGTCGTTAAATTTTCGTCGACCGTGCGCTTCCGGTTGTGGCAATCCGCGAAATGGCGCGGCGGTAAGTATGGCGGGGTTATTCCTTCCCCCGTTGAGGACACCGGGTTGTCAGGTTGACCATACGCTTAAGTGACAACCCCGCTGCAACGCCCTCTGTTATCAATTTTCTGGTGACTTTTGGCGGTATCAGTTCTACTCCGTGACTGCTCTGCCGCCCTTTTTAAAGTGAATTTTGTGATGCGGTGAATGCGGCTAAGCGCACGCGGAACAGTTAAAACCAAAAACAGTGTTATGGGTGGATTCTCTGTATCCGGCGTTAATTGTTAACTGGTTAACGTCACCTGGAGGCACCAGGCACCGCATCAACAAAGTTCACTTCGGTGATGAAAGGTAGAGAAAATGTTGAATGTAGCTATTGAAAACCAGAACGGGTGGAATTATAGTGCACCTGCACCTCATAAAACGGGTGCCGGGCGTGGAAACCCGAAATCATTCACGGCGCATAACCGCGCTCAGGCGGTTTTTTTATGCGTTAAGCACAGCCACATTCGCATTATGGTGGGGCGTGCAGGGCAGCCGCAAGGCTGGCCGGGTTCCGTGATGACCGGTATTTCCACCCCTGTACGTCTCACCACCCTTATGGTCGTGGAAAACCTCGGTGGTGAGTTAATCAAATTCATCGCGGAGGCTGCCATCATGGCTACTATCCTTACCCTTTCTCACCCTGACGTAACCATCGAAAATGGTCGCGCTGTCACTACGTCTGTTGCGATCGCCGAGTTCTTTGGCAAACGCCACGAACGAGTGTTGGATAAAATTCGCAATCTGGACTGTTCAGCAAAATTCACTGAGCACAATTTTGTGTCGAGCGAATACACCGACTCAACCGGGCGCAAACTCCCAATGTACCAAATCACCAAAAACGGCTTCGTTTTCCTGGTGATGGGGTTCACAGGTAAAAAAGCCGCAACTTTCAAAGAAGCCTACATCGCTGAGTTCGATCGCATGGAGGAAGAACTGCGCCAGAATAACGCCCCGTCTCCCGACAAAATGATTCACGGGGACGGACGCACCCTGGTTATCCGTCTCGACGAACACGGCAATATCAAATTCACTGAAACCGTTCCTGACGGCGCAATGGTCTGCACCCTGGATACCTTCCGGTTTTATCTGGAGAAACAAGGATGGACTCTTGTAAACCGGAGCGCAATTAAAAATATGACTGTGGAGCAATTGCTAAAAATTCATTGTTGAGGACGCGATAATGGAAACGTCACTACCAAACGTTAATACGTCTGACGGGTGCTTTAATATTGGTGTTCTGCTCAGTAACAGGGATTTCACCGAGGATGCAATCAATATGAGAAAATATGAACCCTACCTGCTGAATGACAATTCCATACTCTCCAGAATTGCCCTTCTTAAACTCGGTATTTTCGGAGAGTGGCGATGAACACATTATTCATACTCATTCTGACTGTATATCTCAATACTGGTGAGTCGCTTGATGCAATCACCGGCATGTACAACTCAATGAAAGAATGCATGGCTGCCGCAGCGGAACAGAAAATTCCCGGCAACTGTTATCCGGTCGATAAAGTTATTCACATGGACAATAACGAAATCCCGGCAGGATTAAAAACAGCGCCGTAATTAATATCCAGTTTCATTTTTATATGCCAGCAATGGCAGGGATTTGTTCACCCTTAAATCTGTAATGAGGTAAAACAAAATGAGTAAAGTCTTTATTTGCGCCGCCATTCCGGACGAACAGGCAATAAAGGAAGAAGGTGCCGTCGCTGTAGCCACTGCCATTGAAGCCGGTGATGAACGTCGCGCCCGCGCAAAATTTCACTGGCAATTCCTGGAACATTATCCGGCTGCTCAGGACTGCGCTTATAAATTTCTTGTTTGCGAGGATAAACCCGGTATACCCCGCCCTGCCCTCGATTCCTGGGATGCTGAATATATGCAGGAAAACCGCTGGGATGAGGAATCCGCTTCCTTTATTCCGGTCGAACCAGAATCCGATCCGATGAACGTCAATTTTGACAAGCTGTCCCTTGAAGTACAGAACGCGGTCCTGGTTAAGTTCGGTACATGTGAAAACATCACCGTTGATATGGCGATTGACGCGCAGGAATTACTGCAGGAAGACGTTGCTACCTTTGACGGGCATATCGTTGAAGCACTGATGAAAACGCCTGAAATTAACGCTATGTATCCGGAACGCAAACTGTTCGCTATCGGATGGGTTAAACACAAATGTAATCCGGGTGCCAAATGGCCCGAAATTCAGGCTGAATTACGTAACTGGAAAAAACGGCAGGACGCAGAGCGCAAAGAGACTGGAAAATACACGTCTGTTGTTGATCTCGCCAGCGCCAGAGTCAATCAACAGAACACTGAAAACTCAGCAGGAAAAATCAACCCAGTCACTGCCGCCATTTGTCGCGAATACAAGCAGACATGGAAAACGCTGGATGAAGAACTGGCCTACGCTCTCTGGCCTGGCGATATTGATACCGGAAACATTGACGGCAGCATCCATCGCTGGGCAAAAAATGAAGTTATCGACAAAGATCGCGAAGACTGGAAGCGCATTTCCGCATCAATGCGCAAACAACCCGATGCCGTTCGCTACGACCGTCAGACTATTTTTGGCCTTGTCCGTGAGCGTCCGATCGACATTCACAAAGATCCCGTAGCACTGAACAAATACATCACTGAATACCTGACTACCAAGGGCGTGTTTGAAGATGACGAAGGAACAAATCAGGGCACAGCTGGTACTCTCCCGTCACCAGTACCAGAAACTGATGCAGTGGAAACGGCAATGCCGGACAACGAAAAAACCGAATGCGAAGTGGAAGACGAACCATCTGTAGAGCGTGAGGGACCGTTCTACTTCCTTTTCACCGATAAGGACGGCGAAAAATACGGTCGCGCAAACAAACTTTCTGGTCTGGAAAAAGCACTGGCCCTGGGAGCTACGGAAATCACAAAAGAGGAATACTTCGCACGTAAAAACGGCACGTACTCAGGTTCACAACAAAATACTGGTGCATCTGACACGATCGCACAACCAGAGCCGATAAAAGTTACCGCTGACGAAGTAAACAAAATTATGCAGGCAGCCAATATCAGCCAGCCTGACGCCAATAAGTTGCTTGCTGTATCACGTGGTGAATTTGTTGCAGGGATTAGCGACCCGAATGATCCGAAATGGGTGAAGGGGATTGAAACCCGCGATTCAGTGAATCAGAACCAGCAAGAAACGGAACAGAACGGCCAGAAAGCGGAACAAAACAGCCCAAATGCGTTACAAAACGAGCCAGAAACGAAACAACCTGAACCAGTAGCGCAACAGGAACCGGAAAAAGTCTGCACCGCCTGCGGTCAGACCGGCGGCGGCAACTGCCCTGATTGTGGCGCGGTGATGGGTGACGCAACATACCAGGAAACATTCAATGAAGAGAATCAGGTTGAAGTTCAGGAAAATGATCCGGAGGAAATGGAACGTGTTGAATATCCGCACAAAGAGAACGCTGGCGGTAATCAGCATCACACCAGCGATAATGAAGCTGGCGGGACGGCAAATCCCTTAATTACCATGAACGGTCATCATAAAATCACATCCACCAGCAGAATGTGGCACCACATGATGATCGACCTTGAAACCATGGGAAAAAATCCCGATGCCCCGCTTATCTCAATAGGTGCAATATTTTTCGATCCGCAAACCGGAGATATGGGGCCGGAATTTAGTAAGACCATCGATATGGATACTGCTGGCGGAGTCATTGATCGTGGCACCATTAAATGGTGGCTTAAGCAATCACGCGAAGCGCAATCTGCCATTATGACCGATGAAATCCCGTTAGATGATGCACTGTTACAATTGCGGGAATTTATCGACGAAAACTCCGGTGAATTTTTTGTTCAGGTCTGGGGAAATGGAGCCAACTTCGACAACACAATTTTGCGCCGTTCATACGAACGGCAGGGGATCCCCTGCCCGTGGCGTTACTACAACGATCGCGATGTACGCACAATCGTTGAGCTGGGGAAAGCCATAGACTTCGATGCCAGAACGGCTATTCCATTCGAAGGTGAGCGCCATAATGCACTTGATGACGCCCGTTACCAGGCAAAATACGTTTCAGCTATCTGGCAAAAACTGATCCCGAGTCAGGCTGATTTTTAATGTTCAACCCTGATCGCCGCTAACCGCATATAGTTAGCGGCGGTTATGAGATATAGCTATGAGCAGCTTATTTTTAACCAAAGATGAATTGCTAATATTAACGGGCTGCAAATATGCAAGTCACCAGCGAAAATGGTTAATGGAAAACGGGCTTCCGTTCTATACCAATCGTAGTGGCAAACCGATTGTCAGCCGGGATCTATTTACCTGCAATAAAACTTTACCACCACGCGAGGTAGAGCCGAATTTTGGTGCGATCTGATGGGAAGACGAAGGAAAAATCCTGAACACGAAAAATTACCTCCAAATGTATACCCAAATAAATATAGTTATGTATGGAAACCAACATCCAGAGAATCTGTAACACTAACCGCCATCAAGGATGGTTTAGCTGCTTTATGGAAAAAGTATGAGGAAACTGTAAATAATCGCGATCGTGCAATGACATTCGGTCGCTTGTGGGAAAAATTCCTCGCCAGCGCCTGTTACAGTGACCTTAGCCCAAGAACACAAAAAGATTATCTGCAACATCAAAAAAAGTTGCTTGCCGTATTCGGTAAGGTACCAGCGGATTCCATAAAACCAGAACACATCCGTCGATACATGGACAAAAGAGGGGAACAGAGCAAAACGCAAGCCAACCATGAAAAAAGCAGTATGTCCCGCGTTTACAGTTGGGGATATGAGCGAGGGTACGTGAAGGCTAACCCATGTGCAGGTGTAAGTAAATTCAAGGCCAAAAACCGCGAACGATATGTAACCGACAAAGAATACCAGGCAGTATTAAGCGTTGCACCTCTTCCTGTTTTTATCGCAATGGAAATTGCCTATCTGTGTGCAGCGAGGGTTTCCGATGTGTTATCACTGAAATGGGAGCAGATTGGAAACGACGGGATCTTTATCCAGCAAGGGAAAACAGGGAAAAAACAGATAAAAGCATGGAGTCCACGATTACAGGCGGCGATCGAAAAAGCAAAACAGTTACCAGCATCCGTCTATGTAATCAGCAATCAATATGGCAACCGATATATGTACAAAGGCTTTAACGAAATGTGGGTAGAAGCAAGAAATCGCGCAGGCAAAATTTCAGGTATTTTAACCGACTTCACCTTTCATGATCTGAAGGCGAAAGGAATTTCAGACTATGAAGGAAGCAGCCGGGATAAGCAACTTTTCTCTGGTCACAAAACCGAGGGGCAAGTGCTAATCTATGACAGGAAGGTTAAAGTTTCACCAACACTTGATGTCCCGTTACCTGAAAATATTCCAAGAAAATATTCCAAGTAATTCCAAGTGTGATTTTTGTCACTGACTTAATGATGTGTAAGTGATTGAATTTTGGCGGAGAGAGGGGGATTTGAACCCCCGGTGGAGTTGCCCCCACTCCGGTTTTCGAGACCGGTCCGTTCAGCCGCTCCGGCATCTCTCCGTTCAGATGGTTGCCATGATGCCAGGAAATTTGGCATTTTAACAGTCCCTGTCCGTGCAATTTTGTTCAAGTGACGAGTTTGCGAGCAAAACGATGATTAAGTGGCCCTGGAAAGTACAAGAATCAGCACATCAAACTGCCCTTCCCTGGCAGGAAGCACTATCGATCCCCCTTTTAACGTGTCTGACAGAACAGGAACAAAGCAAATTGGTCGCTCTTGCCGAACGTTTTTTACAGCAAAAACGGCTTGTTCCTTTACAGGGCTTTGAGCTGAATTCATTAAGAAGCTGCCGGATAGCACTTCTATTTTGCCTGCCCGTTCTGGAGTTAGGACTGGAATGGCTGGATGGTTTTCATGAAATCTTAATTTATCCTGCGCCATTTGTGGTCGATGATGAATGGGAAGACGATATCGGTCTGGTGCATAACCAACGTATTGTTCAGTCAGGTCAGAGCTGGCAGCAAGGGCCTATCGTTTTGAACTGGTTGGATATACAAGATTCTTTTGATGCTTCTGGTTTTAACCTGATTATTCATGAAGTCGCTCATAAGCTGGACACCCGTAACGGCGATCGCGCCAGCGGAGTTCCCTTTATTTCGTTGCGTGAGGTTGCTGGCTGGGAACACGATCTTCATGCTGCAATGAACAACATTCAGGAAGAAATCGAATTAGTTGGTGAGAATGCGGCGAGCATTGATGCTTATGCTGCCAGTGATCCTGCTGAATGTTTTGCCGTACTTTCTGAATATTTCTTTAGCGCCCCAGAACTTTTTGCTCCTCGTTTCCCTTCATTGTGGCAACGTTTCTGTCAATTTTATCAACAAGATCCTTTGCAGAGACTGCATCACGCTAATGATACAGACTCGTTTTCGGCGACGAATGTTCATTAA